GTTTCCGAGGGGAGGGTTCTGGACTTTTAATCCCCCCCTCCCCTTGCCTGTTCAGCCGCGGCTTCGACGCTGGGCGCGCAGGCGTTCGGCCAGGCTCTTGGCGTCGTGGTGCTCATCACACAGGCCCTGCGTGTTGTCGGGCGTATCGGTTCCGCCTTCAGCCAGTGGCTTGGTGTGATCGCGCTGGGTGGCCAGCTTCACCAACCCCAAGGCCTTGCACTCCACACACAGCGGATCACGCTGGAACAGTTCAGCCCGCATGCGTTGCAGCTTGCGGCCGGTGATGCGCTTGGTGGCCGTGGGCTTGCGCACCCAGGCTTCGGCCTTGTGCGCTTCACAGCGGCCTGTGCCATCTCGAACCAGCCTGCCGCAGCCTGGGTGGCCGCATGGCTTTGGTGCTGAGACGGGCATGGGTTGATGGTGGTTACTGTTCGGGTGTAGTGCCTCACCTTGGGCGCACAGCAACCGGGCAAGGTCTCATGTTTCACTGTTACCCAGGCGGGCAGCTCCACCATCAGGGCAGCAGCTCGGGCTACCTTCACCGCGTCCTAAGCGCTTGTCGGGGCAAGGTCTGCTTGCCACTGTGATGCTCGTCCCGTGGGGCAATGGATCGTGTCCACGCCAGATCCAGTCATGCGAGCCGCTGGCCTGATGGCACCAAAAAAAAACCCAGCAGGGGGTGCAATCCTGCTGGGTGGGCGGTTCGCGGTTGTATCCGGGGACACGCTCGCTGCAGCTTGCCTGAAATGTAGGGTATTCGTCTATGTCGTGAAACTCTTTTTTGCACGCTCTGCGGCCAGCTCGGCATCATCCGCCAGCTGGCGCAGGTAGGTGGCGATGTGCAGGTCGGCCGCGGCCAGGTTGGCGTGCACGGTGCTGATGGCGCGGCACAGTCGGCGAGCGCACTCGGGCACACCTGTGTCTTCCAGGTAGATCAGCTCCAGCGTGCGGTGCAGGTGCGGGTGTGGCCCCAGCAGCGACTGCACGGCCTTGTCGGTCTTGCCGGCTTCCACGTCGTCCACCGGTATGCTGGTGTCACGGTAGCCGCCACCGTCCACTGCCATGCGCAGGAAGGCGGCCTGGCTGTAGAAGCCCAGGCCGTTGCCCTTCTCGCGGCTCTTCCAGCGTGCCCAGTTGTCCAACCGCTGCTTGACCCATTCAACGCGCGCCATCGTTGCCACCCTTCTGCGCCTCTGGCGCCCACATGATCAGGAAGGTGCAGCCGAACTGCACCATGATGCGCGCCACCTCATCGCTCACGCCCGGCAGGTCGAATGGCGTGCCAGCCACCAGACCACGCTCCACCGCGTAGAACTTGTTGGGCACGCCCTTCAGTCCAGCGCGCACAAAGGCGTAGGCATCGTTTCCGATCAGCCCGGCCTTTTCGGTGATCGCCTTGTAGGTCTCTGGCATCTGGGTTCTGATGGTCTGGGTGTCCATGGTGTCCAAGGTTTTCTATAGAGAGAATGGGTACAGGTACAAGGGCTCGCGAGCGCGCGCTGGTGTGTGCGCACCGCCGTGCACGCCCGCCCGCTGGTCAATGAAGGTGTACACAGTGTTCAGACCATGCAGCAGCTCGGACCCAGCTTTCAGAGGGATAGAGCAGCCCATGCCCTCCCTGCGGGAGGCTGGACACCATGGACACTTGGACACTACGTCATGGGCCCATGCACCGATGTCCCCGCTACCGCACCACAATGCGGGCGTGAAAGCCCGTCTACAGCGCTGCCAATCTTGCGTCTGGCGCTGTGTGTGAAGCGGCGCGATTCGTGCGCCGTGACCCGGTAGGGGTCAGAACGGTGCGTCATCGGCTTCCTGTTCCAGGTACGCCGCGGCCGGGGTGGCCGACGGCGTGGTGTTTTGGGTGGCGGCTGGCGCCTTTTCTATGTCGTCGTCTGGCAGGTCCAGCGGCCAGTCCTTGGGCCTGCTGTAGCCATGGGCCCGCACGCCGTTGATCTGTTTCTTGCCGTACTCCCATCCCTCGCTGTCGAGCCAGCTGCGGATCTGCCCGTCCAGCGCGGCGCTGCTCTTGCCCGCGTCCACATGCAAGGCCTCGTTCAGCTGCTTGATGGTCACGAACTGGGTCAGCTCGTTCACCACCGCGCCGATGCCCGCTGCCGCAGAGGGGCGTGTCAGCACCTCGAGCAGCGCGCTCATCACCGTGCTTTCCACCAGGCGCTTGTCCTGCATGGGCACGAACAGCCGCTCTTCCTCTTCGGGCAGGGGGTAGAACCGCGCGCCCTCCAGGTAGGCCGCAAAGGCTTCGGCCAGCAGCTGGTCGCGGTACTTCTGCAGCCACTCGATCTTGATGCGGTTCTTCACCGGCACCGGCCACCAGCGCCGGTTGCCAGTGCGGTCTCGCAGCCAGTGCTTTTCGTTTGTGGTGCCACCCAGCACACACTGGCGAGGGTAGGCCTCCACCACCCGGCCATAGCTGGGCCGGTACCGGTCCACCTCGGCGCTGATGAAGGCCTTGATCAGGTTGATGTCCGACTTGCTGAACGCGGCCAGCTCGGCGATCTCATAGACCCACAGGCCCTGCACCTGTTCCTGGCCGTCCTTGCCGCGGCCCACGTCGAAGTGCGTGTCGCTGAACCACTGCTTGCTCGCCAGCACCTTGAACAGCGTGCTCTTCATCAGCCCGCCCTTGCCTTCCAGCACCATGCAGTAGTCGAACTTGCAGCCCGGGTTCATCACCCGGTTCACCATGCCCAGCAGGAAGAAGCGGCCCACCAGGCACAGGTACTCGTGCACGCGAGGTGGCAGCAGCGCCTCGCCCGTCTTGGGGTCCATCTCACCGACCACCCAGGCCAGCCACTTGTCCATCCGTTTGGTGCCGTCCCACACCTGGCCTTCGTGCAGGCCCTGCAGGTACTCCTGCACCGGGTGGCTCTCGTTCTGGTGGGCCACCGTCTCGATGGCCTCGCTCAGCGCCGCGCGGCTGATGCTGGGCAGGCCATAGGTCACGCTCAGGTAGCGGCCCAGCAGCAGGTCGGTGGCGCCCGTCATGGGGCCGGCCGGGATGTTGCTGCCCGGCAGCGGGCGGCGCAGGTCGATGTTGTTGGTGAGCTTGTTCACCGCCACCATGCCAGAGAGGTTGATGTCGTTCTCCAGCGCGGCGATCACCAGCTCGCGGCTCACCATCCAGAAGTGCTTGCGCCGGTTCCAGAACGGCTGCAGCCACTCAGGCCCGCGCAGTCCTGAACCACCGTCCCAAGCGTCAGCGGGGGGATCGCGATTTTCGGGTGGCGGCTCTGGTGGCTGGCCACCGCCAGTTGCACCATGCCCGACGCCCTCTGTCATGCTTGCATCGGCCGCCAGCATGTGCGCCTGGGCAAAGAAGGCCATCACGCGTTCGAAGTCCCACCCGTCGGTGTTGATCGCGTCGCCGCAGTCCCAGCCGTCCACCACCATGCCCGGGGGCGGCACCACGAGCATCTGCACGTAGCAGGCGTGTGCATCGCGCAGGTGCGCACCAATGCCCAGCATCGCCTTCATGCCCGGCTGCTTCTCGTAGGGAAGGAAGGGCTTGCCTTCGGCCAGGATCTCCTGCGCCAGCGGATCCGGGTTCGCTTCCTTCTCGACCCGGCTCAGCGGCTCGCGCTTGCTGTCACAGTCCGGCCACAAGATCACCGAGCACCCGGCCAGCACAGACCAGTCCGCCTTCTCCCAGGCCTTGCAGCCGCCCGGCCAGCTGGCCACGCAGTAGGTGCCTGGCGCGCTACCGTCCAGCAGCGCCTGCAAAGCGTCGCCCTTCTTTTCGCCCTCCACCAGCACCACCGTGCGCCCCTCGGGCAGCGTGTGGCCCGGCAGGTACAGCGGGCGGGGTTCGTCAAACTGTTTCCAGTGCCACTTGGCTGCGCCGTCGCGTGCGCTCAGGCACCAGGTGCGGGGCAGCGTGTCCTTGCCGCCGTCGCTGGTGCGAAAGCGCACCACGTAGCCATGCAGATCCGCACCGTGCCGGTATTCGGCCACGTGCTCGATGTCTTTTTCTTCGCGGAACTGGTGCTTGAAGTTCACCGGCGGCGCACCGGCCGGTACCGGGCGCACCGTCTTCCAGCCTTCGTCCACCCGCGGCGCCTTGGGCGCGGCCGGAGGGGGTATGGGGCGCTCGGGCTTCACATGCTCGGTGCTGTGCTGCACCCCGGCCACGTCTTCAAGCCCTTCGTCACGCGCCACCTGCACCGCAGCCTTGCCTGGTGTCAATCCGTGGATCTCGGCGTACAGGCTGATCAGGTCACCGCCCTGCAGGCCCTCGTTGAAGTCGCCCCACTTGCCCGTGACAAGGTTGACACAACAGCTGCCGCCGGGCTCGCCGCGCACAGAGCCACATACCCACTCAGGCCCTCGCTTCACACCACCCGGCAACCATGCTGGAACGATGTGCTCAGCCCGTGCCAGCAGCGCCTCAGCCAGCGCTTCAAAACGAATGGGGGGCAGCTGGCCCCTCCCGGTGTTGGAGTTGTTGGATTGCACCCTGAAAACCTTGCTTGTTGCGTCTGCTGTTCGTTGTTGTTCTGGTGGGGTGGCGCCGTTCAGCGCCAGGCGCTGCTCAGCACCTGCCCCAGATCCACAAAGCCCGCGCCCGTGGTCTCTTCCTCGGGCGGCGCGTACTCCGCCACCGGGCGGTTTCGGTAGTCCACCCGGCGCGTGCGTGCAATGCGCACATGCCCGCCGCGCTTCATGTTGTCCAGCGTGCGGCGCGCCACCAGCTCGCCCACCTGCGTGTGGGCCGTCAGCTCCGCCAGCGTCGGGCCACGCTCAGGCAGCGCCAGCTCGTGCACCGCCTGCAGCAACACAGCCCGGATCTCGCCCACTGGCCTCATACGCGCACCCCCAGCAGTCGGCGGGCAGCGGCCAGGTCTTCGCGCAGCTCGCGGTTCTCGCGCTCCAGCGCGCTCTCGCGGCGGCGCAGGCTGTGCAAGTCATAGCCACGCTGATGCAGCATCCACAGCACCGGCGCATCGTTCCCGCACCGGTCCATCAGCGCCGCAAACTTGGCCCACTGCACACCCTCGGTACCGCTCTGCCAGCGGCTGAACTGCGCCTTGTCCACCCCCAGCTCCTGCTGCAGCGCCTTGTCCAGGTTGAAGCCACCCAGCTCGGCACACAGCTCAATCGCCGCACCCAGGCTCTGCTTGCGCATCACCTCTTCGGGGCGCACATCGACGGGCAGTGAAATCTGTTGGTTCATGCAGCCTCGCAACTTAGTTGAGAGCAGTTGAGGACCTTGGACGGCCCAAAAAAAAGAGACTGGAGGCATGGAAACAAACCACACCACCAGCCTCACGCACAGCAGCCCACAAGAGGGCGGGCCGGCCCAGCCCGATACGATGGGAGCTCTCACACAACCCACGAACCGAAAGGGACCGACCCATGAAAACAAGGAAGCTCACGCACGACCAGCTGGAGGCCGCATTCAAGACTGCGTTGCGCGGCATGGCACGGCTGCAGGTGAGGCAGGACATGATGGAATGCACCATCTGTGCGCTGATCGTGGAGAGCCCGCCGCTGCACCCGCTCATCTGGCGAGCCCTGCATACAGCGAAACAAGACATGGAATCCCGATCGGCTCAAGCCAGACAGGAGAACCCGCCGGAGATCGACGCCGACGCCATGGCCTTGTGGAATGTGCTGATAGCTGCCTGCGCACCGCCAGCACAGAACGCGCCCGGGAACTGACTTTTCCGCTACGCATTCGCCACCCCCTGCTCTGCGGCCTGCGCGGCTGGCGCGTCGTTGGCTGCTGGCGTGGTGGCCAGCTCGGGCCAGATGCGTGCCCAGTCAGCTGGGAACATCTGTTGCCGGGTGACGGCGCCCTCGGTGAACTGCTCGATAGCCGCACCGTGGCCAATAGGGATAGGCTTTCGACCATCAGCCATCGCACTGACGAACGAAGGAGGGACGCTGAGGTGCTTGGCGAGGCGTCCGCCACGCCCATACTCGTCAGCCAACCATGACTTAAGGATTTCCATGGAGCACATTGTATCCACGGGATATGTAAATGCAATATCCCAGGGGAAATTCTTTTTTATCCCATGGGATGGCCCAATTCAGCGCATGCAAACCGTTCAAGAAACCAGACGGCAGCGCGTCGGAATGCTGAAGAAAAAGTATGTGAAGTGGTCCGCACTCAACGATGCGCTTGGATGGGAAAAAACCAACACCAGGCTTTCACAGATCCACAGCGGGACGCTGCGCAGCGACAGAGGAACGCCCTACACCATGGGCGATGACACTGCGCGAGAAATTGAACAAAAGCTTCAGCTGCCAGATGGCTGGATGGACACCCCACCGAGCTACGCCGAACTGCACGGCACCTCCGACCCCATGAGCAAAATGAATGAACTCATGACCGCCATGGAGCCTGAGATGCAGTACCAGGCTGTACGGCTAGTTGGTGCGCTTGCTGAACCAACCCAGGCCAATGGCACCAGCGGCCAACACTGACCAGTTTCTCAACACCAGTCCAGGGAGGATTGACCCATGAGATCTTTTATCTACCTCATGCCACTGCTAGGCTCCATCGCTGGAACGCTGGAGCTGCTGTGGACCGCGATTGCCGCAACCACTGCACCGCAACAGGCCGCCGGATACGCCATGGCCTGCGCTCTTGCCGTGGTGCCCTACGTGTTTTCCCGCGCCATCGACCTGGCCCGCGACGAGAACGAGAGCCACCAGAACCGCCAGAGCACCGCGCTGGAAAAGTTGGCCAGCCGCCTGGCACCGGATCAAAGGTGAGCCATGGCATCCCCACTCGACTCACAAACCCTTGAAATCCCCTGCCCTCACTGCGGCCACAAGTTGCGCGAGACCATCGGAAAACTCCAGACGAACCCGAAGCTCACCTGCAGAGCCTGCCAAAGTGTGATCGCCATCAACGCAACGGATCTGCGCCGCAAGATCGCCAGCGTCGAGAAGCAGCTGGCGGACTTCGCTCGAAAGATCGGCCGCCTGGGCAAGTAAATCCAGATCCTCCTGTAGCTGAACGACATCTGCCAGCACCACCACACCGCCCACGGGCGGTTTTTTTTCGTCCTGAATTTTCATCTCAACCCCTTGTGACGCCGGGAAAACCCCGGCGGGTTGGATTTTTGCATAAAACTTATCCGTGGGATATTGACAATACGTATCCATGGGATAAATAATGCCCTCACCGACACACACCGGAGAGAGCAGATGGCACAGCAACACACCACCCCAGCCGCAGGAAGCGCTTACAAAAAGCCCGCCCTCTTCCTGCTCTACCCCATCCTGTTTGTAGAAGCCGTCCAGGCCATGGATAGCCTTCAAAGGCAGGCCAACAGCGAGTGGAAACGCTGCAACTGGAGGGACACCTCGAAGAGCAAGGCCCTGATGCTGGGGGTGTACGCAATCAACGACCGTGCCGAAGACTATGCACGCCAGGCCAGAGCCGGCGGCTCCCTGCTGCTGTGCTGGTCCGGCTCGAAGGTAGTGCAACTGCGCGAGCAGGTGTTCGCATGAGCGCCTACCGCCAGAACTACATCCCGCCGCACCAGCGGGCCCATGCCTTTGCCCCCGGCGCCATCGAGCACCACATCCACAGCCGCGCCCACCAGCGCCGCGCCCTGCTGCGCTGGCTCAAGCGCGCCGCCCTCGCTATGGCCCTGGGCGCTCTGCTCGTGGCCACCGTGTCCACCCTCGGAGCATGACCATGATCACCAACCCCGCCAACCAATCTCACCACACCCCCACCATTCAAGGCTGGATCACACCACCGCGCAACCTGCACCATGGCCTCGCCAGTGAAGGCCACGCCAGCGCCGTCAACGTGCTGCGCATGGTCAACACCCGCCACCAGCACCAGGCCAGTGAGCCCGTGCCGTTCAAGGCCACGCCCACGCTGCGCAGCATCAAGACATCCCGCGCCTACACCGGCTGCAGGCCCGGCCTGTGCGAAAGCCGCCCCAACTGCGCCGACACCGCCTGCCAGGGCCACCCGCTGCAGATGGTCCAAGGGGAGCCTGACGATGGCTTCGATGTGCCCGCCAGCGAGCGCGACCCAGTGCTCGCCCTCAAGTTCTGGGTGTCATACATCGCCTTCATCGTCGTCAGCATCTCCGGCGCCGTGTACTGGTTCACACGCTGAGCCACTGAGCCCACCGCCATGGCCCGCGCCACCAATCGCCCAGAACTGGCCGTGACCGACCGCCACCGCGCTGCTGCCTTCGAGGCCATGCACTGGACCGGCTGGACGTTCGACGCCGCCATGGCAGACCCTGTGCGATCGCGCATCGTCAACCTGCGCGCCCGCCAGATCTGCAATGCCGAAGCCGTGTGGCTGCGCCGGCACGTGGTGCGCCCACTGATGCGCCAGATCCGCCCCGCGCTGGAAGACCTGGTGCCGCGCCTCATGCCCGCCATCAGCGGCCATGTCACCGACTGCAAGCGCGCCGCCGCCGGCGACCGCGACGACTGACCCCCTCACCAACCCACCGCAACCCAATGGAGACGCCACCCATGGCCACCGTCCACCTCACCCTGACCGACACGCCCACCGGCGGTGTCGAAGTCCACACCGACTTCGTGCCCGCCATCGGCGCGCCCTGCAGCAAAGCCCAGGCGGCGGCGCTGGAGATCTTCAACCGCACCCGCCGCGACTGGGGAATGACCGGCATCGAGGTCGTGCACGTCAACCAACTGCCCCTGGAACTGCCAGCATGACCACCAACCCACCCGTGTACATCCCTCGCACCGGCTCGCTTGCCGACCGCGTGCTCGACTACTTCCGCCAGTGCCCTGACGAAGAACTCAGCCAGGCCGACGTGGCCGCCAAGTTCGACGCACAGCGCTCCAGCGTCGGCAGCTGCCTCAAGCCTACGGTGGACGCCGGCCTGCTGGCCTGGGGCCACAACAGCGAACTGGAGTACGTCTACACCCTGCCCGGCAAGCCCGCAGCCCGGTCCGCTGTCACTCCGGCCGCCACGCGGATCTCGCTCGCTGACGCGCTGGGCAACAGCGAAGACCTGGGCAGGGCCATGGCTACTGCCGCAGCCAAACACACACCCGCACGCGGCCGCACCAAGCTGCCGCCGTCCGCGCTCGACTTCAGTACCCTGCAGGTTGATCACGGCATGCCACTCACGGGCAAATCCCACGGCACAGCCGGCACATCCAAGTGGGCGCCTCTGTTCGCCAAGCTCACCGAGCCCGACACCTCGGTCGAATTCCCCGCCACCTGGAAGAGCGCCGTGGCCGCCCAGGCCACCAAGCTCAATGTGGCCCACAAGAAAGCCGGCAACCCCACCGAATACAAGGTGCGCATCACCGAGCCCGGCAAGGCGCGGATCTGGAGGCTGGCATGAGCTTCAAAGAATCCCCCCACCACCAACCAACGGAGATCCACATGACCACAGCCATCACCCCACCCGCACCGCTCGCCAACTGGCCCGAGCAGGGAGGCACCTACATCGGCATCAAGGCCACGCCCGACGGCAAGGCCTACCACGTGGTGGCCGCCATCGGGGAGCACGAGCTGGAAGACCAGACCTGGGGCGAATACGGAAAGCGCATCGAGGGCGCTGACAGCTACCACGACGGCCGCTCCAACACCGAAGCCATGGCCGCTGCCGGCAGTGCGCTGGCCCAGAAGATTCTGGCGCTGGACATTGCAGGCCACACCGACTGGGCGCTTCCCAGCCAGGCCGACGGCCACCTGCTGGCAGCCAACGCCAAGCACCTGATGAACCAGGAAGACTGGTACTGGCTCAGCACGCAGTACTCGGCCAGCTACGCCTGGGGCCAGGACTTCGGCTACGGCGACCAGGACCACGACTTCAAGGACTGTGAGTTCCGAGCCGTTCCCGTCCGCTGCATTCAGATCGTCTGACCTTCGATCCTTTGTTCCTTTTTTTTTGATCACCACCATGTCCGCCATCACCATACCCATTGAATTTGAACTCTCCCAGCGATCGCGCGCCGTCATGGAGGCGCTGAGCCTCGTACTCGGCCCGCAGTTTGTCTCAACCGACGAACAGACCGCCGCCGACACCATTCACCAGCCGCTCTCCGCACCCGTGGTCCCGGGTGCCTGGTGGCCAGAGCACGACGCCTGGTATGCCGGCCTGCAGATGACGCCGGGCGGCCGTTTCTGGCACGTCCTGGTGCCCAAGGCCCACATCGACGCGCTGAAGGACGTGAAGTGGGGCGGCTACGGCACGCTGATCGAAGGCGCGAACGACGCCTACGACGGCCTGGCCAACACCGCCACCATGGCCTCCGCTGGGCTGGATCTGCCCCAGCGATTGCGGGCGCTGGGCGATGAGCTGTATCTCCCATCGCGCACCGAAGCCCTGCTGATGTTCACCACGCTCAAAAGCCAGATCGGCGAAGGCGTTATCTGGACCAGCACGCAGTACTCGGCCGGCGGCGCCTGGTCCCAGGACTTCAACTACGGCGACCAGTACACCCTCAACAAGGACTGTGAGTTCCGAGCCGTTCCCGTCCGCAGATTGTTCCTTTGATCCTTTGAACCTCTGAGCGAAACAGCATCATGGCCATGCACACCCAGCTGCCCATCCATAAAACGGGCAGCGACCTCCTTGGAATCGCCACTGTGATCCTGGTCAAGATGAACCGGGACTACAAGCGCACTGTGGGCGAGAAGATCGTCGCCAACTGCGCCGACATGCTCAACCTGATGGCGCTGGCGAATGCCACGCGCGGCAGGCAGAGGGCCGACCACCTGCGCGGCATCCTGGCGCACCAGCGCGCGGCCACCATGTGGTTGCGTGTGGCGCTGGACCTGAAGGCGGTTGCGCCATCGCACTGGGGCAAGGCCATCCAGATGCTGGAGAGCGTCAGCAAGCAGGCCACAGGCTGGCTTGCCAAAACCACCGCACCGGCGCCTGCAGCATGACGAGCAAGCTCCTCATGCCCGTGCGCCTTGATCTGAATCTGGTCGCGCCCCTGGCCCACAAGGCCACGGACATGCACATCACGGACACCGCAGCGCCCGCGCTGGCCCGGTCCGGTGCAGTTACCCCACCGATCGGCCACGCAGGCCTTCCCTGGGGTGACGTGGATCGCGCGAACCGACGCAGTACTCGGCCAACAACGCCTGGTACCAGAACTTCAACAACGGCAACCAGAACACCAACAACAAGGACTGTGAGTTCCGAGCCGTTCCCGTCCGCAGATTCAGAACCCTACGCCTTCACCGACCTGGTGCAGGCCTACATCGACTGCCGCAGGCACAAGCGCGGCACAGCCAGCGCCCAGCGCTTTGAAGCCCACCTGGAGCGCAACCTGGTCGACCTGCACGCCGATCTGTGCAGCGGCCAGTACCGCCCCGGCCGATCCATCTGTTTCGTCATCACGCGGCCCAAGGTGCGCGAGGTGTGGGCCGCCGACTTCCGCGATCGCATCGTCCACCACCTGCTCTACAACCACATCGCTCCGCGCTTCATTGCCCGGTTCGACGCCGGCAGCAGCGCCTGCATCCCCGGCCGCGGCACGCTCTACGCGGCCCAGCGCGTGGAGGCTGGTGTGCGCTCCGTTTCACAGAACTGGAGCCGCCCAGCGTGGTACCTCAAGATGGACCTCGCCAACTTCTTCGTGGCGATCGACAAGCACGTGCTGCTGGCCCAGCTGGCGCGCCACGTCAACGAACCCTGGTGGCTGCAGCTGACCGAGACCGTGCTGATGCACGATCCGCGCACCGACGTGGATGTGCGCGGCGGCGCTGCACTGCTGGCCCGCGTGCCACCGCACAAGAGCCTGTTCAATGCCCCGGCCGACACCGGCCTGCCCATCGGAAACCTGAGCAGCCAGTTCTTCGCCAACGTGCACCTGAACGAGCTGGACCAGTTCGCCAAGCACCAGCTGCGCGCTCGGCACTACACCCGGTACGTGGACGACTTCGTGCTGCTGCACGAGAGCCCGCAGTGGCTCAACGCCGCCAGGGAGCGCATCGAGGCGTGGCTACCCGAGCACCTGGGCGCGCACGTGAACCCGCGCAAGACCATCCTGCAGCCTGTGGCTCGCGGCGTGGACATGGTGGGCCAGGTCATCAGCCCATGGCGCCGTGTCACCCGCCGCCACACGCTGCACCAGGCGCTGGTCCGGCTGGACGCAACGCCGGCTGACCAGCTGTTCGAAACCGGCAACAGCTACCTCGGCCTGGTGCGACAGGCTAGCCACAGCCACACCGATCAGGCGCACATCGCCAGCATCCTACTCGCCCGCGGCCATGCCGTGTCGGGCGACCTCAGTAAAGCCTTCCGGAGACCCCAATGACCACCACCACCGAAACCTTCGCCCACCTCCCCCTGGCCCACATCGTGGCCAGCCTCACCAACCCGCGCAAGACCTTCAACCCCGAGCGCCTGGCCGAGCTGGCCGAGAGCATCCGCGCCAGTGGCGTGCACCAGCCCGTGCTCGTGCGCCCGCTTCCCGCCCACCGTGTGGCCGACACGGCCTACATGGACCCGCGCCCGACCTTCGAGCTCGTGAGCGGCGAGCGCCGCCTGCGCGCCAGCATCATGGCTGAAATGGACAGCGTGCCCGCCATGGTCCGCGCGCTAACAGACGACCAGGTGCTCGACATCCAGCTCGTAGAGAACCTGCAGCGCGACGACCTGCAGCCGCTCGAAGAGGCCGAAGGCTACAGCCACCTCATGGCCCACCACGACCCGGCCCTCACGGCCGACGACGTGGCCCAGCGCATCGGCAAAAGCCGCAGCTACGTCTACGCCCGCCTCAAGCTGCTGGACCTGTGCCCCGAAGCCCGCGAAGCCCTGCGCCAGAGCCACATCAACGCCGCCGTGGCCCTGCTCATCGCCCGCATCCCCAGCCACACCGTGCAGGCCCAGGCGCTCGGCAACGTCAACAACCCCATGACCGGCCAGGCCCTCAGCGTGCGCGACGCCAGCGCCCTCATCCAGCGCCAGTACATGCTGCGCCTGACCGAGGCCAGGTTCAAGATCACCGACGCCACCCTCGTGCCCATCGCCGGCAGCTGCCGCCAGTGTCCCAAGCGCACCGGGGCCGACCCAGACCTCTTTGCCGATGTGCCCGGCGCTGACGTGTGCACCGACGTGGCCTGCTTCCGAGCCAAAGAGCAAGCCCACATCGACGCCATGCTCCAGGCTGCGGTAGACAGCGGCGCCGTTGTGATCGCAGGGCGCGAAGCCCAGCAGATCACCCTGCATACAGCAGACGGCCGGCTCGACGGCTACCTCCGCCTGGACGACAAGCGCGACTCCCCATCCAAGGGCCAGACGCTGCGCCAGATCATCGGCCCGCTGATGGAGGCCGAAGGCATGCAGCCCACCCTGATTGCAATGCCCGACCACGACCCCGTGGCCGCCATCACCACAACCGATGCCACCCGCCTGCTGGCGCTGCACCAGCGCGCCGAAGAAAAAGCGCAGCTCAAGACCAAGACCCGCAGCAACAGCAAGGCCAGCGCCGAGGCCGCCTCCGAGCTGCAGAAACAGCAAGACCACGAACACTTCAACGGCGCCTGGCGCTGGCGCGTGCTGGAGCGCGCGTGGGGCAAGATCAGCGGCATTGAAGAGAGCATGTACAGCCTGCCAGAGGCCGTCATCCGCCAGCTGGCCCGCGATCACCTGCCCAAGCAAAAGGAACAGACTGCCCGCCTGTGCGATCTGCTGCAGCTCGGTAAGGTGGGCCAGGCCCAGGCGCTGGTGGAATGGGTGAACAACCACCCAGACCCCGACCGAGCCCTCGCCCTGCTGCTGCTGTTTGAAGCCGCCACCAACTGGCAGGCCCCACTCACATCCGGACCGTTGTTCATGGTGGCCATTGCCGAAGACAAGCGCGTCGAGCTCGACATCGACGCAATCCGTGACGAAGTGCAAGCCGAGCACACTGCTGCCATCCAGGCACGCACTAAAGTGCAGCCCGGCGCAACTTGCACCGGATCGCAAACACCCGATGCACCCCTTCCCTCTGCTGCGCAAGCTGGTGGGGTGCGGGGTGGAAAAGCCAAAAAAAGCCCAGCTGCGCCCGCGCCGAAAAAGCCCAAGACCAGCGCCCGGGAAGCAATGCAAGGCATCGCTGCCGCGATGCAAGGCCAGGGGGAAGAAGGCGGGGCCGACTCCGGCCCCTCGGGTACCGAACCAGACGGCGCAAGCGCCGTGGGGGAGGAAGGTCGGGCGACTTCGCCCGACGCTGGCGCCGCGGAGCTGTTCCCTCTGAAGGTCGGATCACGGGTGCTGGTCAAGTCCATCAAGGTCCATGGCGTCGTCACATCCAACGACGTGTGGGGCATCAAGGTGCTGCTGCACGGCTCCACCGGCGACGCCAGCTTCACCCGCGATGAACTGATCCACCTGGTGGATGAGGTGGCGTGGCCTTTCCCGCAGGTGGCCGCATGACAGAGCGCCCCATCCTCTTCAGTGCGCCGATGGTGCGTGCCCTGCTGGCCGGCACGAAGACGCAGACACGGCGGATATTGGCGGCTGCGCGCCTTTCACATGTACAGATCGAAGAAAACGACGACGGCAAGCCATGGCCGTGGATGTACGACGGCGAGCGCGATGCAGACCACTGGTTTTCATGCCACCTTGGGAAGCCCGGAGACCGGCTGTGGGTGCGGGAAGCCTGGCGAACTGTGGCCGAGATGGACCCGATCCCACCCCGACTTCTCACGCCGGCACACCGCATCTGGTTTGAAGCTGACAGGCCACACCAGACCGGGCACGGACGCCTGCGCGCCAGCATGCACATGCCTCGAAGGTTCAGTCGCATCACGCTGGAAGTCACAGGCGTGCGCGTCGAGCGGCTGCAGGACATCAGCGACGCCGATGCCATTGCCGAGGGATTGGATGTGCTTGCTGGCGTGGGAGCCATCTACGGCATCAAGGGCACGACGAACTGGAGCGATGACCCGCGCCAAGCCTATCGCAGCCTGTGGGAGTCCATCAACGGCCCCGATAGCTGGGCCGCCAACCCATGGGTGTGGGTGGTCGAGTTCAAGCGCGTGAAGGCGGCAGCATGACCCGCAAGACCTCCACCTACGCCCGCAAGCGCGCCCAAGGTCGCACCCCGCGGCGCGGCAACGGCCTGCAGACCAACAACCTGCTCAACACCCCGCTCACGCCGGCCGAGATCGACACCCTCATGCGCGAGCCGCGCAAGGCCATGGAGGCGGCGCGCGCCGGCCGTATCACCTACAACGACCTCGTGTCGCTCAGCAGCGCCATGCACAAAGGCCGGGCCATTGAGGACGCCCGCGTCATCATCCGCGGCTTTGCCCACTTCTACGACCGATCCAGTGCAGCCATCGCCAGCATCGAGGCCCGCTGCACCACCACCGGCCGCTGGGTGCCGAGCGCCCTGTACGGCCCCGAGCTCACCCAGCTGGACGACCTGCTCTTCGCCTACAAGGAAGCGCTCAAGGTTTGCACCTACGGCGAGTTCTACCGCCGCCAGGCCGTGGCCTGCAGCCGCACCGCCAGCCAGGGCCTGCCCGTGTTCACCACTGGCGACGTGCTGGAGTACCCCGGATCATGAGCACGCCTACCCTGATCACCATCGAATGGACCGCCGCCATCACCGCCGTGCTCGGCACGCTGCTGCTGGCGCGCAAAGGCCCAGGCGCAGGCTGGGGCTTTGTGCTCTACCTGGTCAGCAACGCCGGCTGGATCACATCAGCCCTGCACCACGGTGCGTGGGCCCTGCTCGCCCAGCAGGCGGTGTTCGTCTGCATCAGCCTGGTGGGCGTGTGGGTGTGGCTGGTGCTGCCGATGCTCAATGACATGGAGCCAAAGACATGAGCATCCTCACCCAAATGGTCCTGATCGAAAAGCACGGCCTGCGCGTGGATCTGGAGGCGCTGGCCAGCATCCTGGACACGACGCCAGCCAACCTGCGCAGGCGCATCAGCGAGAGGACCTTCGAGATCCCCACCTACGTGGACGGCGGCAAGCGCTGGGCCGATACCCGGGACGTGGCCGAGTACCTGGACGCGCGCCGCGATGAGGCGAGAAAAGCCCACCAGCAAGGCCTTGGGGCCATGGTGTGAACCCCCGATGACCGGCTCTAATCCGGTCGATTTAAGAGTTCGGCCTGACGGCCACAAGGAGAATTTGAATGCACGTTACTGACGAAATGGTGAATCGCTTTCTGTCGTGGAAGCTGCCTGACGATTTCAACCCGGATGGTGGTATCTCGTTTTCTCGCACGGTCGGCACGATGGACGGAGTACGCGACCGTGCAGAAATGGGGCCTGCGTGGTGGCCTGTCGGAACCAACCTTCTGTCAGCCGAACAAGCCAAGGAGATGCTTTCGCATGTGCTTGCCACCACTACTGACCACCACCCGGTTTGATGCTGCCGAACACCAATTCGGGAATAGACCCAGTCGCATAACACCTGGAGCCCATCATGCAAGTCATTGATTCACAAGCACCAGCCACAATTACGCACGACTCCGCACAGGCGTTATGCGACAAACCAGCCGCCGCGCCCAAAAGGCTGCAGCAGCTGGTGGCCGATGCCATTGCCGTGCGCCACTACAGCAAGCGCACCAACGAGGCTTACTGGCACTGGATCAAGCGTTTTGTGTTCTGGTCCGGCAAGAGGCACCCGGCCAGCATGGGCCAGGTCGAGGTGGGCCAGTTCCTCACCTGGCTGGCCAGTGACCAGGGCGTGTCGGCCAGCACCCAGCGGCAGGCACTGGCGGCCATCCTGTTCCTGTACAAGCAGGTGCTCGGCATCGAGATCGGCTGGGTTGACAACATCGTGCGCGCCAAGCAGTCGCAGCGCCTGCCGGTGGTCATGACCGTGGACGAAACGCGCGCCTTGCTGGCCCACACCAGCGGCACCCCCGGGCTGTTCCTGCGCTTGCTGTACGGAACCGGCATGCGCCTCATGGAGGGCCTGAACCTGCGGGTAAAAGACCTGGACCTCACGCAGCGCCAGATCATCGTGCGCGCGGGCAAGGGCAACAAAGACCGCGTCACCATGCTGCCGGCCACGCTGGTGCAGCCGCTGCGCGAGCTGCTGGCCGAGCGCCGCCGCTGGCACGACAAAGACCTCGCCGCTGGCCGCGCCAGCGTGGATCTGCCTTTCGCCCTGGCGCGCAAGTACCCCAACGCCGGGCGCGAATGGGCCTGGCAATACGTGTTCGCTACCCCGGGCTACCACGTCAACCCAGAAACCGGCGAAGAGCGCCGCCACCACCTGTTCGACTGGACGATCCAGCGCGCCATGAAGGAAGCACTGCGCGCCGCCGGCATCAGCAAGCCAGCCACGCCCCACACGCTGCGCCATTGCTTCGCCACGCACCTGCTTCAGGCCGGCACCGATCTGCGCACCATCCAGGAACTGCTTGGCCACTCCAACGTGGAGACTACCGAGATTTACACCCATGTCGTCGGGCAGACGGCCGGGCGCGGTGCGGTGAGCCCGCTGGACCGCATGGCCGCCTGATCATCCGCCGTCCTTGGGCGGTCCGTCAGGCCCATGGTGCAGATCCTCCGGCTTGAGCTGGGCGTAACGCTTGAGGCTGTTCCAGCTCTTGTGCCCGCTCACCAGCGCCACGCGTGGGATGTCGAAGCCAGCCTCGAACAGCTGCGAAATGCCTTCATGCCGCAGGTCGTGGAAGTGAAGGTCGGGCACGCCAAGAGTGTCACAGGCCTGCTTGAAGTACTTGCTGATCGTCTGCTCGTGCAGCGGGAAGATCGGCCCATCGCGCGGTGACGGTTGGGCCTGCACCAGCGCCCACGCGCTGCCCAGCAGCGGCACCCACTGGTCGTTACCCTTCTTCTGGCGCGGGTCTTTTCGATCGCGCACCAGCAGCATCTTTTTCTTGGGGTCGAGGTCGGTCCACACCACCCGCACCACCTCGCCGCGGCGCATAGCGGTGGCCACCGCAAAGAGCACCACGTCGGCATACATGTGCCCACGCTCGCTCGCCAGCCAGCGCACGATGGCCTGCAGCTCATCTTCGGTCGGCCGCCTCTCGCGCTGGCCACCGCCACCGATCAGGCCCATGTGCGCCAGCAGCGGCCGCGCTTCGGCCACCACATCGCGCAACTGCAGCTTCAGGTGCGCCGAGGTCAGGCGCATCACCGTGCCCAGCTTGCCCACGTCCATGTTGACCGTGTAGGGACCGGCACCAGCCTCCCCACGCGCCTGGGCATAGCCCACCAGGTCGGCCACCTGGAGCCGAGCCGCGTCCAGCGTGCCAAGCCCGGCCTTTAGTGCCTTGAGCATGTAGTGCTCGTTGGTGTCGTCGGCGATCGGGCGCGAGGTCGCCCGCAGCTTGCGGTACTCGTCAATCAATTCACCCACCAGCAAGCGCCGGCCCAGCACCGCCTCGGCCCGCGGCGCCTCACCCCGGTCAATGTCAGCCTCTACCTGGCGAGCCCAAGCATCCGCCTGCGACTTGGTGCCGAAGGTCTGACAGAATGCAGGGTGCCCCTTGCGGCGCACCAGAGCGCGCCACCGGCCGTTGACCTTGAGAATGGATGCCATGCGTGGAGTGATACCGTATCGATCCGGTATCAGTCACAGAATGACATGAAGCAACACCGGAACACAGACGCACTATACCGTCGCAAGAAACAGGGTCTAAAATCTACCCCCTGCCGCCATAGTTCAAGGGGTGGATTGCAGGGTAAAAAGTGCGGCCCGTATCAATTCGGTATCAATCTACGCTGAATCACACTGCTCGATCCACCCAACAGACGCAAAAAAACCCCGCCAGGCACAAGGCCCAGCGGGGTGAATGCTCGCCTTTCGAGCGGGCAGGAGACAACAGTGGCTGCTGTTGATCGGGTCAGTCGGGTGGTCGTGGCCACGCCTTCACCAGCGCGGCATGGCGAGCGGCGCAGGTGTTGTAGGCCCGAGCGGTCTCTGCGCCCCAGCTCAGCACCGCGGCCTTGCTGCCGTCAGCCGGGTACTGCAGCGGTGGGCACATCTGAGCCAGGGTTGGCGGCGGCGGGAGCACCGTTGTCGATGGCCTGGTGAAGCAGCTGCAAGCCGTCAGCGTCAAGGCACTGGCCAGCAGCAGCAGGCCGCGCATTGACGACGCGCACGCGCTCGATGATCTGGGTGTGGATCTGGTCTGCATCGGTCTGGCCTTTCAGGTAGCCTGTGGATATGTCATCGCGGCGCTCCACCTCGCGCAGGGTATCGCGCGCCTGGCGCTCCACCTGCGCCACGCGGTTGTGGTCCGCGCGCCAGCCCTGCACCTGCCAGCCCGCCCAGCCGCCCAGCGCCACGCCGGCCAGCAGCGTGGCGGCGAGGCGAGTGAAGCTGCCTCCAGTGACGAAGCCGAGCGCGGTTGAAATGGGGTTGAACATGGGTCAGGGCCAGCGGGTGGTGGAAGTGACGGTGATGCGGGGCACGGCAGGCTCTGGCGCCGGCTCTGGCTTGGCCGCACTGCGGGCTGCGAACTGCGCCTCCATGTGGTCCACCACGAACTCGGCTTCCCGGCGGTCCAGATCGGGATGGGCCAGCAGGGCGCGCAGGCGCTTGCAGCCCACGTGCACTGCATCGGCCGGGGTCTGCTGGCTCATGCGCGATGGATTCCGGATCTGGCGCCGGCGTCGGTGATGGTGAGAACGCGGTTGGCGGGCTTGGCTGGCACACGGGTGCTCACGTGCACCCAGCTCTTGCCCTTGATGCCCTCCAGGATCAGCTGGCCGATGCCGAGGACTGAGACCAACGGCGCGAGCAGAGCAGCCACGTCGGCCGGTGTGCCGTGGCCCGGGCACAGGATATCTGCCGCCTGGCCTGTGGTGTGGTCGCTGCTGGTCACTCCGCCCACGGCCGCGTTGAGCTTGGGGCAGCGGTAGCCGCTGGTGATGACGATGGGGTGGCCGAGCGTGGCACGAATGCGCTCCAGCATCTCGGCTGTGCCCTGCAGCCGTGGCACCACGTGGGGTGGAGGCGTGTTGTCGATGCCTTTGGCCTTGGCGGTGGTGCTGGCATAAAGCTCGGCCAGGGTGAAGTGTGGTGTGAGGCTCATAGCTGCGGCTCCTGCGCCTGCGCCGCTCCGCGCGCCTTCTGCACCACGTTGCCGCCAATGAAAGCTCCCACGGTGGCCACGGTCACCATGGCGTAGGTGGTGCCCGCCGGGTCCAGCTTGCCCGCGGCCTGCAGCAGCGTGGTGGCGAGACCGCATCCCACGGTGGCTAGGAATTTGCGCCCGCCCAGGTGTTCGATGAAGGTCATAGGTCCCCCGGTTGTGTTTCAGGAATCCGGCGCCCAGCCTTTGCGACGGCCAGCTTGGCGCGCTTGATGGGCAGGTCGTAGTTGATGGCCACCCACAGCTGGTAGGCCAGCCAGCAGGCCGACAACATGCCGACGATCAGGTTGACGACGCCGGCCACGGTGCCGATGCCGAGCAGCGCGGCAATGAGGCTGAGGACGGCCTTGATCTGCGAGATGAGGTGTTCGTGCTGGTCCATGGGCAGGAGCGGTCAGATGTTGTAAAAGTCGAAGGCGATCACGACGGTGGTAGCGGTGACGCCGCCGATGACGGTAGATGCGGTGGGTTCGATGGTCATAGCGCGGCTTTAATTGAGCTGGTACGTCACCGCCCCCTCCATGGTGTCGCCTGTCGCAAACGTCGCCGGACTCGTCGCCGTGACAACTCCCGTGGTTGCCCTCAACTCAAGGTAGTTGCTCCCAGTTGTGTTGATGAGGTGCCAAGCCTGCGACAACGTACCGCCACGGTTCAGCAAAACAGACCCAACACCGTTGCGAGCAGTTGCGTTTTTGTTCGGCTGGAATGTCGGCATTCCGATGCGCAGCGCCCCCGATCCGAGGGTGGTTGTGCTGCCTACCGTCAATTTCCATTGGATGGTTACGGTGTTGCCTGTTCGGCTGCAAACGCCACTGATAGAACCGTTCCCAAGCACAGGCGCAGTGCCGCCACTGGTGAGGGTCGGCGTATAAGTAACAGGACCATACACAAGGTAATTGTTTGCTCGGTCGCTGTTGTCAATGATTGGCGTGGAGTTGTTGTAGGTGGCTCCCATCGTGTTGATGAAGTCGGCCCCGCTGGCAATGGTCAATTGGGGGCCAATATCCCCTGAAATCACGACGTTATGCCCGTCCAATGTTGCTGCCGCCTGGTTTGCCCATCGGACGCCATTCAAGAACACGGCACGCGACTCCGCAGTGAATTTCAGATCTCCCAGGAAGGCTGAATTAACATAGGTATTGTTTGACCCGCCGAAGTCAAAAGAGCATGTTCCGCCACTCTCATATCCAACGAATTTTCGCGGAACCGCTCCCAGCTTTTGAGCCGGGTCGATAACCACCGCATACCGGTCTGTTCCAGTCCCGGCAGCACGCCTCTCATAGTGCACATCATTCGCTATGCTCGATGACCCAGCATCGGTGCCAAAGTATTCAATCTCACCGTCAAAATCTGTGGCTTTGACACCGCGCCGAACCTGGCGTCCGCGGGTCCCGCTGAATACAAAGCAACGCCCGGTATAGGTCGCCCCCTGCCCATCAATCAAACAATCCTCGAAACCTGCACCCTCTCCCAAATCTGCAAAGTCCCCGTTGTATGCGTGCAGAAGTTTGGTCCCATGGCGTCTGTCACCTTTGAAAATCGTCCCCGCAGGAATCGTCAACAGACCGTCTATCTTGTAGGCCACTGATGGCTCAGGCATGTAAATTGTTTTCCCAGGGTGTGCCGTATACGCCGCAATGAACGCAGCTGTGTCGCTTGCAACACCATCTCCGATTGCATCAAACTGCGTCACAGTCACGCGCTCATTGGCAAGATCCTGGACATTCCTGCCATCTTCAAGCGACACCAGAAAGGCGCCTTTTCCTGGTGCCGGACTGGCCAAGTCGGCAATGAGCTGCGCCACATCCACCGCCAGCCACAAACCCAAGGCCAGATCGCCAGCAAACGTAGCGCCGGCGGTGTGGTTGCTGGCAGCCACATAGGCCTGTCCGGCGTTGATGGTCCATTGCCGCAGCGGGGTGGCGGTGATGGCAAGGCCGGGCGTCCAGGTGATCTGGCTGAGCGTGCCGAGCAGCTGCTGGAAGCGCTGGTTGATCTGGGCGAACGAGGCGCGCAGGTTGTCGCCGCTGTTGTCGTCGGCCGCTGCGCCGGTGTAAACGATGTCTGCCATGGTGCTGGGTTCCTTGTGTTTTTGGGGTGTCTGTGGGCGGGTCAGCTGCCGGTGCCGGCGTAGGTGCGCGCGCTGGGGTTGCCGGTTTTGTCAACGGCTTCCACCCAGTAGTACGCGGGCACGCTGCCCGGGGTGTGGGTGGCGGTGTAGGCGGTGCTGGGGAAGCCAAACACTTCGGCCACCTCGGTGGCGGTGGCCGGGTTGTTGACGGTGTTGGCGTAAACACGGGCGCGCATGATGTCGAGGCTGGACGGGTTGGTCCAGTGCACGGTGTGGGTGGTGGTGCCGGTGACGCTGAGCGCGGTGGGGTCGCCTGGCGGGTCGGTGTCGCCGTTCACCAGGATGCTGGTTTCTTCGGCCCAGGCGCCGGTGGTGCCGTCTGAGCGGACCACGCGCACGCGGAAGTCGTAAGACACGCCGGTGGTCATGGGCTCTTGCCAGATGGGCGTGGTGCTGCTGGATCCGTGCCAGCCAGCGTCCCCCGAGCCCGTGACGCGCACTTGCGTTTCGTAGTATTCAAAGAAGGCGTCCACCGTGGCATTCCACGTGGCGCTCAGGCCGTACTGAGTGAACCCGACGTCTGAAAACACGGCGCTGCCAACCACCACCAGGCCGGTGATGCCTGGAGGGGTGGTGTTGAAGTCCGGGGCCACCACGGTGGGCACCAGGTGCTCGTGCTCGGCGGGCGCCCATTCAAAGTCGCTCGCGGGCTGCGGCACGAGCACCATGTCGATGCCGCCGGCTTCGGCAAAGGAGTAGCCGGTGATCAGGTACACGCCCGATGCGCCGGCCTCTGGCAGGCTCACGGTGATGGCATCCCACAGCTGCCACTGGAAGGCCGCCCAGTTGCACTGCAGGCTGAGCGGAACGCTGCTGCGGGCGCGCAGCATGGTCTGGCGGGCCAGGCGCTGGGCGATGGCGCCGTTGATGGTGGCCGGGTAGGCCACGCTTTGCACGATCTCGCCGTCTTCGGCCACCACGGCGGCGGTGAGCTGCTGCTCCTGGAAGTCGATGGTCTGCCAGTCTTGCCGCGGCTCGCGGTAGGTGCCGCGCACGGTGTTGATGCGCTGCTGGCGGGCGGGGTGGGTACGGTAGCTGGGTGCTGCGCGAAGGAATTCGCCCGTGAGCACCGGGCCGGTGGGCGCGCGCCAGGCTCCGGCGTACAGCCGGTATTTGCCTCCCACCATGGGCATGGCGCCCGCCATAGCGCCCAGCATGGTGCTGACGATGCTGGTGTGTCCGGCATTGACCTCAAACACGCCGTCCAGCGTGTAGCGACGCACCTTGCCGGCCACGGCGTCCACCACGTTCAGCGGGTCGATGCTGTCGAGCACTTCGTCGCAGATGTTGGCGGCGGCGGCAAAGGAATCGAAGTCGAGCAGGTCGTCGGCGATGCCGCCATCGGGCCCGAACTCGCTGCGGATGTAGTCCAGCAGGCACAGGGCCGGGTTGGCGCTGTACGCGGTGGTGCTGGTGCGTGGGTCGTAAACCTTTCGGCCCTGCACCATGAAGGCCGGCAGGATCAGGCCGCGACTGAAGGCGTTGCGGTCGAATTGGTAGCGCACCACGGCGTGTGCCATGCCGGTGCCCACATCGTCCGCCGTCCACTCGCCGCCACTGGCGGCCACCAGGGCGGCGCTGGCGGCCTGGCCCGGGTTGCCGTAGTAGCCCTCCACCGTGACAAGGCCGGAGAATTTGGCGTCGCTGCTCAGTTCATCGGCCAGCCACAGGATGGAGCTGATGCCCTGGATGGGGCCTTCGCCGAGGTAGATGTCGAGCCAGGCGTAGGTGCCGTCGTCAGACTGCGCCGGGTAGGCCAGGATGCCGCCGGTCTTGACGGTGCCGTAGATCAGCCGGCGTGATGCCGCTGCCTGGCGCAAGGTGGTGCTCATGGCCTGCGGGCTGGTGGTGCCACCCTGGCCGCTGCTGGAGCCCAATACGTTTTGCGCGACCGAGCTGATGGCGGCGGCAACGGCCACCTCAACTACGGCCGAAACGACGACGGCAGCAACGCCCTCGACAGCCAAATATTCAACGACCCAGGCAGCGGCGGCTTCAGGCATCAGGCGCCACCTTTCTGATCGGCCGGGCCCCAGCATTCAAGCCACAGCGGGCGATCAATCGCCTCCATGCTGCTGCGGCCTGGTGCGTGGGCCTGCAGGCCGGTGACGAGCGCCAGGCCATGCAAGAAGAGGCCCGGGCCCTTGTGTTCAAAAATCACGAAGTCGCCACGGCGCGCGGCGGCCAGCGGGCGGGCATGCATTCCGGCGCTGCGCAGCAGGCCGGCGTAGCCACCCAGGCGGTCCAGCGTGCGGCGGGCGTCGCGCTCGCTGATGTACGCGGGCGCGTCGACCACAGTGCCGTGGATCTGCCACGCGGCCGCGCGCGCGAACTGGCAGCAGTCCGTGGTTCCCCACACAAAGGGGCGGGCGCTCCACTCGTTGAGCAGGCTGGAGATATGGTGGTCCATGCTCATGCTCACTTGCCCCACTTGAGGGTGAGGTTTTCCAGCGCAGCCACGTACTTGAAAAACCCGTCGGTCGGGTAGCGGGCGCGGTGGTCCACATCGGTGCAGCGGCGCACGCGGGCGCGCTCCCAGTCGATCATCACGTCCTCACAGGTCAGGTTGATGGCGGTGGTCTCGCCGCTGGCCACGTCTTGCGCATCCATGCGGCCCACCTTGATGCACTGGGTGCCCAGCACTTCGTAGCGCTCGTTCACCGCTCCGATGTAGACCTTGACCCGACGGCCTTGCACGTCTTGTCCGCGCAGGTAGGTGCCAAAGTTGCCCGGGATGCCGGACAGGCTGAGCGCAAAGCCGTAGCTGCGCAGCTCGGCGCCGTCTTCCAGCGCGCTGATCTGGCCCAGCACTCCAGTGCCATGCCATTCGGCGCCATCGATGCTGAGCATACTGCCGCGCCGCAGGCTGGTGAGGCGCACCGGGCCGTCCGGGTAGTCCAGGAACACAGCCATGAACGGCCGCACCACGGGCGCTGTGAAGGCCTGCACCAGAGCGGTGGTGGCGTCTTGCCTCATACGACCACCTGCACGGGGGGCGCTTCTTGCAGCGCAATGGTGAAGCTGGCTTGCCGGCCGGCCTGGCGCAGCGCGCCCTGCCCGTCGTCCACCAGCTTGAACACGCCGCTGGGCGCGTAGACGTGCATGGGCGTGGCCGGCGTTGGCAGCTCGCGCATGGGCGGCTCCACCTGCAGGGTGGCGGCGCCGGTGGTGACGTTGTGCTCCATGGCCACCACCTGGTGCAGCTGGCGCCAGCCGGTGGCGTCGTCCCAGCTGATCCAGCTGCCGGGCTGCAGGGGAGCGCGGCGGCTGTTGAGCCACAGGGTGCCGACGATCGTGACGGCATCGGGGCAGCTGGACACGGTGAACAGCGGCTCCATGGCGATGTGCGTGGCGTCGGCGGTGATCAGGGTGCTGTCGGCGGTGATGAAGGTGTTGTCAGCCGTGAGCGGCAGCAGGGTGACGCGCTCGGCCACGTACATGGCGGGCGGCGTGTAGCGGCAGGTGTAGGCCGGGAAATAGAAGCGCCCAGCCTGGCCGCGCAGGGTACTGATGAAGGCGCGCACGGTGGGCACCAGCGCAGGCCGCAGCGCGGGGAAGCTGGCCTCGGCTTCATGCAGGGCACCGGGCAGCTCGGTGGTTTGCGTGGTGCGGGTGAACGGGCTGGTGAAGGTGCTGGTGTTGAAGCGCAGGTGCATGGACACCTCGGCCGGCTTGACTTGCGCCGGCCATTGGTGGATGGGCACGCCCAGGGTGGTGAAGCTGGTGGCCATGGTCAGGCCCTTCCCACAGCGCTGGCGAAGCTGCCGCCGCGGTTGGCCTGGGCGCGCACAGCGGCCAGGGTTTCGGCCTTGCTCTGCGCCATGGCGGCGCGGATGCGCTGCTCCACGCCAGCGTCTGCGCCGCGCGCGTCGATGCTGATGGTCTGCTGGATGACGGTGCCGCCACCAGCGCCCTGGCCGCGGGTGTGGTCGAGCACGGTTTCGTTCGGGTGCAGCATGGCCATGAACCCACCCCGGCCGTCGATGCCACCGGAGCGGGCGCCTGCCCCGGTGTATCCGCCGCCGTCGAAGCTGAAGAAGCTGGAGACCGCGGTGCCCAATGCCTTGCCGGCAGCTTGTGTGGCTGGCGTCAGGAGCTGGATGTTGATGGCGTCAAAGGCGAGCTTCTAGATGAGGTCGCCCAGCTTCATTCCATCTGTGAAGGCTCGGTCGAATGTGTTGGAGAAAGCATCGCCGAGGCGCTTCACCTGATCTTCTTGCGCATCGGCCACTTTCTTGGCTGCATCCAGGCGCAGCTTTTCCTCTTCCTCTATTTGCTTGCTGGCACGCGCGTAGTTGTAGTCACCGACCGCCTGCTCATAGTCGGACAGGCTCTGCAGGTAATCCTTCTCGGCTTTTTCCTGCTCGTCCAGGCGCTTCATGTGGCGCGCCTGAAGGTAATCAAGGCGGTCTTTTTCGAAACCGGCCATGTCCTTCTGGTACTGCTCTTCGCGCTTCTGGGCCTCTGTTTTCTTTGTTGCTCCGCCGCTGCCACCACTACCACCGAATCCACGCGTGTTGATGGTGGGCTTGAGCGTGGTGATGCCCAGACGGCGGGCTTCGGCATCGCTCTGGTCGTTAGCCCCGTAGGTGACGGGGTTCAGGATATTTTTCTGGAAGCGGTCGAGCTCGGCGCGAGCGCGCTCGGCATCTTCCTTCATGGCCTTGCTGATGGCGTTGAAGCCACTGAAGTCGGCGCGGGCCAGGGCGGCCAGCTGCGCGGCCATGCCCCCGATCTCGATGCCGGTCTGCTTAAAGACGTAGGCCACATCGGAGCCGAGCACGATCACGGTCTGCAGCGCGACCTTGGCGCCGTCCATGAGCGTGCCCATGAGGCTGAAGCTGCTGCCGGCGCTGGTGCTGTAGGTGGTGATGTCGCGCAGCATCTGCACCATCTGCGTCATGACGGGCGCAGCGTCGGCCGCCGTCACCTGCACAAGCTGCTGCACTTCGCTGCGCAGGCGGGCGGTGGTCTTGCTGTAGGTGTCGGCGCCGTCGATCTGAGCCTGTGTGAGCGTGATCTGGCGCTCGGCACCGTCGGCCAGGTCGTTGAGCATGGGCAGCAGCTCGGCACCGCTCTTGCCGAAGATCTGCACCGCGGTGGCGGTCTTGCCAGCGCCATCTTCAACACCTGACATGGCTTTTGCCACGGCGTCGATCTGCTCAACCGGGCTCAGGCTCTTGAACGCATCCACCTCGATGCCGATGGCCTTGAGGCCGAGCGCTGCGCCCTTGCTTTCGTCATCGGCCTTGGCGAGGGCTGACGTGAGCTTGATGCTGGCGGCGGCCATGGTGTCGAGGCTGGTGCCAGACACGTCGGCGGCGAGCTTGAGGCTGGCCACCTGTTCGGCGGTGTCGCCCATTTTTTCGGCCAGGTCCTGGAACCCGGCGATGCCTTCGAGCTGGCGGTCGAGCACGGCGGCGGCGGTTCCGATGGCGGCGAACGCGGCGAGCGCCCCGGTGCGGGCGGCTTCGACGCCGGTTTCAAACCGGCGCGCCCACTGCTGCTGCTGGTATTCGCTCTTGCTGAGGCCGCGGGTGAATTCGGCCGCGTCAAGGCCCAGCGAAACGACCAGGCTACCCAGGTTGTTGGCCATTGCTGTTGTCTTCCGTCGGAGGTTGTTGTTCGGGTGGCGGGCGGCGCCTGCGCGGCAGGTAGCCGAAATGCGCAGCCAGTGCTTCGTCGTCGGTCGGTTCGTTTTCGCTGCCTAGTTCAGGGTCGGGCGGCGGGTCCATCAAGAAGCTGGAGAGCGTCAGGTCTTTGTTGCCATTGACCTGCGCGAGCACCAGCGACACCTGGGCGAGCAGCAGCTCCAGACGCCGGCCGGGGAAGCCGCGGCGCGCGGTGTGGCGCTCGTACAGGTGCAGATCGGTCACTGGCATGCCGCGCAGCCAGTGCAGCGGCAGGCCGAGTTCGAAGGACAGGTCGAGCAGGTATTCCTGCTGACCTGTCAGGCGTTTGGGCCGTCTGGCTCCGTGGCGGCCTGGTCTGCCCTCAGCACGCCGCGCACGGTGGCCCAGGGCAGAGCGGCAAGCATGCGCACATGGTCGGCGTTTTGAGCGTCCAGCAGCGGGTTTCCCGACTCGTCGCACAGGGTCTGTGCGAGGCCGATGGCCATGTTGACCTTGCGGTCGATGGCCATGCCCGCGGCCTGCAGGGCTTCGCGGGCGTCCTGGGCGTCGAGCACGTCGCCCGCGGTGAGCGGGCGGCGGAAACAGTCGCCAACGCCGGGTAGGCTGACACCTTGCAGCGCGGGCTCGGCGGCCGCGGCCATGGCCGCCAGGAAGGCGGTGCGGTCGATGGGTTGCACCATGGTGGCCGGGCCTTACAGGTCGAAGCGGTCGGTGATGCGGCGCAAGGTGGCGCTGCCAGCCCACATGCCACCGGCGCTTCCGCTGCGGCCCACCTGGGTGATGGTGCCCACGTCGATCATGATGCCCTTGTTGTTGGGCAGGGTGGTCTTGACAGCGATGGTGCTGACGGCGCGGCGCGCGGTTTCCAGGGCTTCCTGGAAATCGGTCGGGGCGTGGTTGTACTGGATGCTGACGGAACCCGGGTCCGGGCTGCCGAAGTCGATGGCCTTGCCGCAGTTGGTTTCGGTCTCGGTTTCGGTGGTGGTGCCGCTGTCGCCGGTGTAGCCGGTGACTTCGCAGCTGTTGCTGAAGGTTGCCACCTGAACGCTGCCGCCGCTGGCGTAGACGCCGTAGTTGGTGGAATCGATGCCGAGCAGGCGGTAGCTGTTGGCGTCCACCACCTCGACCACGGCCACCTGGTCGTTGACCTCTTCCATGCCGACCACGCCGCCCACCTTGACGACGGAGCCATCCGTAATGGCGTGCGCGCTGTCGGTGACGACGGCGGGGTTGGCGTTGCTGATGGCGGTGAGCGCGTTGGCGCTGCCCCATGCGGTGATGACGGCAAAGGTGGTGCCGTAGAACTTGATGCGCTGGCCTTGGCTCATGGTGCTTGCTCCTGAAATGAAAAACCCGCCGAGGCGGGCGGGTTACGGGAAAATGGTTTAACGCGCGGGTTACGCGGCGCTGCTGGGGTAAAGGGTGAAGGTCTGGATGGCGCGATGCGTTCGCGTCTCGGCGTCGTAGTCGAACAGCGGTGCACCGTCGGCCACGGCTGGCGGTGTGAAGGCCATGAGTGCGGTGCGCACCTGCTGCTGCAGGGTGCGGGCGGCCAGGTAGGTGTCGGCCACACAGTCGATCTGTACCTGCACGTCGTCCAGCGTGCCGTCTCCACTGCCGCACACGTCGGGGTTGGTGGAACCACCCACGGGGGTGTAGCGGATGGCGGGCCAGGTGGGCAGCGGCTCCTGCGGGAACATGACCGGGTACACGCGGCCAGCCACCAGCGTGGACAGTGCTGCATGCAGGGCTTCGGACTGGATCACTTGGCGCTCACTTTGTCGATACGTTGTTTGAGGCGTTTGGCGATGGCTTCTGTGGCTTGTTGGGTGCTCTCTTCAAACCCGGGCCGCACGAATGGCTGCGCTGGCGCCTTGACAGTGCCGAACTCCTGGAAGCCGGCGTAATAGGCATCTTTGCCCTGCCTGCCTTCGCCGCGCTTGCCGGCCTTGGCATCGCGCGTTTTGCCCTTGCGCACGGCGACGACGTATTCCTCGGTCAGGTGCGATCCCTTGACGCGCTTCATGACGATGGCGGCGCGCAGGTTGCCGCTGTCCACCGGGGCGCGGGCCTTGATGGCTTTGCGGCTGACGCCGGCACCGGCCGCGGTAGCCTGGCGGGCTACCTTGCCAGCCATGTCTTTGCCCAGCGCCTGCATGGCCAGGCCGAGCTCGCGCAGGCCTTTGACGTGGCGCAACTCAGCCACGGTTGGCCCCTGATGTGCCGAGCAGTACAAGCTCTGTGCGGTGCTCACTTTCTACCACGCTGGCGATGTTGAACACCCGGCCATCGTGGGTGAAGCGGTGCAGCGCATCGAGACCGTGGGCGGGCCAGTAGCGGATGGCGAAGGCAGCATCCACTTTGCCAAGCAGGCGGTTGCCGGCAAAGGCTTCCAGCCCTTTTTCTGTCAGCTTGCGGGCCCAGAGAGTGCCGCCTCCTCTGGCGATGGGCGCCCAGGTGGTGACGACACCACCCGTAGCGTCTTGCACGGTGGTTGGCTTCTCGATGAGGATGCGATCGCGCATCAGGCCTGGATCGTGCATGGTGGGATCAGATGCCGAGCAGACGGTAGGGCTGCAGCAGGCCGTCGCAGAAGTCGTGCGGCAGACGGGGCGAGGCAGCGTCGATCTCTCGGGTGGCGTACATGCTGGAGATGGCGGCGGCGAGCCAGAACTTGAGCGGCGGCGGCACGGTTGTCCGGGTGGCTCCATATCCAGCCGTGTAGGCCACGCGCACGGCGTTAACGGCACCAGCCTGGGTGGCTGGCCACGCCTTGTCTGGCGCGGGAACCAGGAAGCCGGGCTCGCTGGCTTCGTCCAGCACGTAATCGGCCGGATCCAGCGTTTGCAGGGTACCGGATTCGTCAAGGTACTGGACAGATTGCACCGCAATGATGGGAGGCTGGCGGAGCTCGATGGCCGATGGGAATGCATCCAACTTGAGCAGCCACGGGGTGCTGACCAACGTGCGCTCGGTGCGGTTTTCACAATCGACTCGGGCAGCAGGAATGAGGACCTGTTCGATGTATTGATCGTTCGGGCCACCCGAGTCAGACACTTCGCGCAGGTGCGTCATGATCCACAGATCAGCCAGGGCAATGGCTTCCTGCACCGGTTCTCCGGCGCGGCGGGGAAATGCGTTCATGTGCGTGCGGATCTCATGGTGTTGCGGTGGTCAGCCCGGGCGCCTGTGCTGCGCTCAGGCCTGGTGGTGTTCTCTTGGCTTCTGCTATGGCCAGCGCCTTGTGGGGCGCGGGTGTAGACGATGGCATCAGGGTCTGAAATGACCGGGCTGAACAGCATGGACGTGTTGACCAGGATGCCGGGCTGCAGCGTCACGCCGCCGGGCGTGACCACCGGCGCGAACAGCGTGCTGGTGTTAGCCAGCAGCGGCGGCTGCAGCGCGGATCCACCGGCCGAGACCGTGGGCGCGAACAGCGTGGAGGTGTTGACCAGGATGCCCGGCTGCAGCACCACACCGCCCGGAGTGACCACCGGAGCGACCAGCGTGCTGGTGTTGGCCAGCAGCGGCGGCTGCAGCGCGGCGCCACCGGCCGAGACCGTGGGCGCGAACAGCGTGGAGGTGTTGGCCAGCAGCGGCGGCTGCAGCGCGGCGCCACCGGCCGAGACCGTGGGCGCGAACAGCGTGGAGGTGTTGGCCAGGATGCCGGTCTGCAGCGTCACGCCCGGCGGAACCACCACAGGTGCAAACAGGGTGCTGGCGTTGCTCAACAGCGGCGGCTGCAGCGTCACGCCGCCGGGTGTGACCCCCGGCGCGAACAGCGTGCTGGTGTTGGCCAGCAGCGGCGGCTGCAGCGAGGCTCCACCGGCCGAGACCGTGGGCGCGAACAGCGTGGAGGTGTTGACCAGGATGCCGGGCTGCAGCATCACGCCGCCGGGTGTGACCACTGGCGCGAGCAGCGTGCTGGTGTTGGTAAGCAGACCGGGCTGCAGCGTGATTCCACCGGCCGAGACGGTAGGCGCGAACAGCGTGGACGTGTTGACCATGATGCCCGGCTGCAGCATCACACCCGGCGGAACCACCACAGGTGCAAACAGGGTGCTGGCGTTGCTCAACAGCGGCGGCTGCAGGCTCACGCTTCCGGGCGTGACCACTGGAGCGAACAGCGTGCTGGTGTTGGCCAGCAACGGCGGCTGCAAAGAAAGCCCGCCACCACCACTGCCGGACGGCACTTTGAACTCAACCGACGTGACGCGGGAGAACTCGGTAGGTGGCACTTCGCGCAGACGCACCACCACGCCGCCAGCAGACACGGATGCAGAAGCGGTATAGGCCCAGGTGGTCGCAGCGCTGCCACCACCGGTGGTGACCGCTGCAAACGTGTCCACCGTGTGCCGGTGGTCGTTGCCGGTGGTGACGGCTGTTGCTGCCCGGTTGGTGCGCGTTCCGAAGGTGGTGCCAGATGCCGTGAGGGACTGGGCCGACTGCGTGGCCGAGTCCACCCGCTGGCCGGTAGCCACCATCGCGCAGTCGCCCGCAGCCCAGTTGATGGCCGCCGTTGCCATGCTCACGCCGGTGCCGCTGGTGCTGTCGTTTGCGCCTGCGCCCACCACATCCCACGCATAGGATGCCTGAGATTTTGTCCATCGGCTGATGGTGCCTCGGCAAGTTCCGCCGTTGGTGATGCTGACCGTGAGCGTGCCCGTCTCCGTGCCGTCGGCGGTCTTTCCGAACACCGTGGCCCGGCGCGGTCCGGTGTCAATGCCGTAGGCGCCGTCTGTGCTGGCTCCGGTGCCCAGCAGCGTCCAGCCGCCTGGAGTCGTTGGGGTTTCGCTGTTCGTGGCGCCGCTGGTCACAACGCAGGTCAGGTACTGGCCGGCGGTGATGCCTGTCGGGTAGCTCGGCGCCACCGTTGTCGATCCGTTTGCTCCAGTGCCGATGGCACCGAATGTGACCGTCGGCGTCGGCGGGGCTGCGGCGTCTTGCGCGGTGATCTGCACACGCAGATCTGACACATCCGTCACAGCCGTGGTGATGGTGCGCACGTATTCCGTGACGGCCGCGGCCAGCGGGTCGGTGGTCCACTCCTCGTGCAGCGTGGCGCCGCGGTACAGGCCAACTTTCAGCGCTTTGGCGGCAGACCCTGCCGCGCGGTAGGTGAGCACCTGCGGGCCGGCGTCTGGCGTGTCCAGCGGCACCAGGCCCAGCTCGGTGGTGCTGTTGCTGGTGGTGCTGATGTAGTCGCCATCGCCGGCCACCAGCACACCATAGAGCGTCGCTCCCGTGCTGGGCGTCCAGGCGCCAGTGCTGATGTCGGCGTCAGGGATGGCCGTCTGAACCAGCCCGAGCGTTTCAATCCATGCCGAGATATTGGCACCAAAAATGGCATTTCCCGTTGCATTGACGTGCGACCCATCCGCGGCCTGATAAGCCGCCAGCATGGTCAGGTAATTGGTGGCAGGGTCTGAGACGATCTGGTGGCTGTACAGGTGCGTGCCGGCCGGGACGTTGGCCGTGATCCAGTCCCGCATGTCGTAATAGCCAGCCGGAGCACCGGCACCCACATCAGGCCCGAACAGCGTGCCCGCAGCGATCGGTATGCCTGCTGCCTCCAGATCGGCATAGACCGCGGCCAGCGCGGTCTCCATCGCGGTGGTCCAGGTGTATCCACCATCGGCCAGATCGTTGCCGCCGCATTGCACGATGGCCACATCCATCACCGGCAGCGTGGCCTTCTCCGCATCCCAGCGCGCTTTCTGCTGGGGCAGGTGCGCCCACCAGACGCCTTGACCGAAGACTTCAAAGTGCGGGGCCAGGTTGTCCTGCACGGACACCGGGATCTGGTAGGTCGAGTGCGTGGACTCGATGCCGGAATCGCCCAGGAACAGGATCTTGCGCGATGGCTTGGGCTGGTCGGTGGGCAGGTACTCAATCACGCCCAGCGCCCACAGGCTGCCGTCCGTGATGGATGACCCGAGCGCCGTGGCCACGCCAGCCGCTCCGCCCGTTTTGGAATACAGCGGCATCCGGTCGGTGCCGGGCGCCACCACCTCCGTGCAGCCAGCGGCGGCCGCTGGGGCCGTGCCATCGGAGAACCAGCCAGCCGACAGCAGCAGGGAAGCATTGCCAAACGGCTTGATCGTCTGTATGGCTGCCTGCCCGGTCGTGATGTCGTTGCTGTTGGCGTTGGTTGCAATGCTGCCTTTGAAGGCAATGGCGCCGATGCCGTTGGTGTTGTCAGCGGCCACCACCATCAGCCGGGCGGGCACAGAGCCGGTGACTGTGGAGCCACCGTCGTTGGCCACGGTATTGGTGACGTAGAGCGCCCGCTCCGTGACGCCGCCCGGGGGCACGATGGCGGTGTAAAACGCAACCTGATAGGCCCCCAACACGTTCAGGGTGGTGTTTTTGTAATCCTGCCGGACCACAAAGCGCAGCACCCAGTTCAATGCTCCCGCCGCCGTGTCGCCCGCGTTGCGGCTGACGACGGTCGGCAGGCCCGCCCCGATGGCAACGGCCAGCAGCTCGTCCCCCGCGTTGGCGGAAAACGCCGCCGTCAGGATGTTGTACGGTGGCGCAGCCGCCGCAGCCGTGGCAACGACAGGGAAGCCGGTGCGTATGCTGGGCGTCGTCACGGCCTACCTTTTATCGAAAGCTCTGCAGGCTGACTTACAGCTGGGCGATGCCGCCGGCGTTCCATGCGACTGCAATGTCGCCGCCGTTGGGCGTGACCGGCAGTCCGGTGACGCCCGTGTCGAAGTAGGCGATCAGGCGCGAGGTGCCGGCCACGCCGGTGTCGATGTAGATCACCAGCGCCTCGCTGGTGGCGCCGGTCACGGTGGGGAACGTGACATCGGCACCATCGAACAGGCCGTTGACAAACGTCTTGGTGCCGATGGTCTGCGGCGTACCGACCACGCCAGACACCGAGCTGAAGAACTCGTGCGCCGCGCTGTAGGTGTAGGCTCCCGTGTCAACGAGCGCCGCCTTGACGGTGCCACTGCTGGCGTTGCTGTTGGCAGACTGGTTCCAGAGTGCTTCTTTGAATTTGGGATAGAGGGCATTGGCCATGGCAAGGACTCCGGTAGGTGGTGTGGCTGCGGGTGGTAGGCGTCAGTTCGCTTTTTGCTTTTGTTTTCGGGTGCTGGATGGCATGGCTTCCTGCGCATCGGCATGCTTCGGCGCTTCGGCCTGAACAGTGACACCAATGAACTTGGCGCACATGGCTTCTTTGACCAGGTGGTCTGCCAGTGCGTCGGGCAGGTTGCGGTACACGTCGCCGGGCGCAAAGTTGCCCAGGGCGCTGCAGCTTCCGCTGGCGGTGAATTTGATGCTCTTGGCCATGGTGTTTTCTTTCTCGTGGCGTCCGGTGGCGGGCGCCATGAGAAAGAAGCCCTTGCGGGCCTCTCTCTGTTGCCTGGGATCAGACTGGGGTGAGGTCGCCAGCGCGGATGGCGGCCGGCACTTCGCTGGCCAGGGCCAGGCGGCGCTCGGCGCGCAGGGTGATCAGGTTCTTGGTGAAGTTGTCGCTGTCGCTGTCGGACATTTCCACGATCACGCCTTCGCGGTTGTGGATAGTGCCGGCGTTGGTGAAGTCGCCGACGGCGAAGGTGTCGGCGGTCATGCCAACTGACTCGACCACGCGGCGACCGAACAGGACCGGGCGGCCCATTTCGTCGTAGCGGAACGGCACCACGTTGGCCGAGCCAGCGGTAAAGATGTCGATCTCGACAGTGGCCCAGTCGGCGGGGTTGAAGACGATGGCGGTGGGGTTGTAGCCTGCGGCCACCATGTCGCCGATCACCTTGCGGATCAGAACCAGCTTTTTGAGCACGGCGCCCAGCGCCGCATCGGCGTAGCCGTGAGCGGTGAAGTTGCCGGTGTCCATGAAGCCGCTGATGTTGGGCGCGGTGCCATCGCCGACGGCGAGCTGGGTCTCCACGCGGCGGTCCACACCGTAGCGCATGCGCTGGTTCACGTAGGCGGCCAGGGCCGGAGCATCAGCGGCGAGCTGGCGGCTGATCTTGATCCAGTGGGCGACGGTGGACACGGGCATGTTCACCAGCGTCCAGGTCAGGGCGCTTTCTGCCTTCTGCGCGCCCTCAGCAGCCTCTGCGGCCGAGTTGGTGAACGCGTTTTCTTTCGTGAACTCGATGGCGTTACTGGTGGTTGGCACAGATGCGTAGAGGCTTTCGAGCGTGAGCGGCTGGAAGGCGCCGGCGACCACACCGGGCTTGCGGTCCGGGGCCACGTTGGTATCGGAACCGACCAGGGTGTTTTTCACCTCGAAGCCGATGGAGCCGACGCGGATGCGCTGCGCCAGGGCACCGACGGCGCTCTTGAAGCTTTCGGAGGCGATGAACTGGTCGCCCCAGCGCTCGCTCTTGGGTTCGTCGGCTTTTGGCGTAAGGCCCTTCTGTTCCATGGCGAGCATGCGGTCGGCCAGCTCGCGCTGCTGGGTGCCAATGCCTTCCAGCGCGGTCTTGGTGTCAGCAGACACCTGGCCCAGGGTCTTGAGTTCGCCGTCGGCCTTGTCGGACATGGCTTTGAGCTTGGCTTCGATGGAGTCCATGGACTTCATGACCAGTTCGATGTTGCCCATGCCGACGGCCAGGGCGAGGCCCATCTCGGGGGACATGAAGGCCTGCAGGTCGACGCCGGCAGCTTGTGCACCGATGGCGAACAGGGAGAGCGCGGCCACGAAGGCCAGACGGAAGATGGTTTGCGTTTTCATTTCAGTGGTTCCTTGAAAAAAGAAAACCGCCCGAGGGCGGCTGATGGTGGTGGTTGCGGGGTGCGGCGTTACACGCGGATGGATTCGCTCATGCGCTGGAAGCGCTCGGCAAGACCGGCCAGTGCTTTCGCTTCGGCGGCTCCGTGGTCAGGCTCCCCCTGACCAAGGATCTGCTTGGCGCGGGCCGTCAACGCAACGGCGGCCCCTTTGCTGAGGCCGCCTGCATCCCGCAGAAAGCTCTCAATTTCGCGCACGGTCTCGATTTCTTCAATCGCTTCGATCAGATCGGCACTTTTCACGCTGGACAGATCGACCCGTGCGTCTGGGTTGGATGGGAAGGCGACCGGGGACACTTCCATGAGCCGGGTCCAGCTTTTGATGAGCCTGACATCGCCTTTCACCTCGTAATCGGTCTTTTTGACCATGCCGCCGACGGAAAGGCCGTCCAGCGTGCCGTGTTTCAGGGCGGCGTGCACGTCAGAAGCCATGCTGTGGCCCGGCGTGAGCTCGCCTTTGACGTACAGGCCAACCTGGTCTTCGGCCGCGTCCTTGTACAGGCCCACCGGCATGGTCCATTTGTGGTCAAAAAACATCTTCGGCAGGCCGTATTGCGTCAGTGTGCCCTTGTAGGCGCCTGGCAAAATGATGTCGTTCTGGTCGTCGCGGACGTTGAAGACGGAGGCATAGCCCTCAAACTGGCCAGAATCGCCGGTCATCTTGAGCAAAACGCTGGAAAGTGGGGTGGTTTTCTTCAGCAGCATCATGCGGCTCCGGTGGGTGCGGCCTGGAGGCCGATCTGGGTGATGGGGATCATCTGGGCTTGCACCATGAGCTGGTCGCCGCCGTCAACGGGTGGCAGGTTCTCCAGTTGGCGGGCTTCGTTGATCTTGAGAACGCCGCCCTGGATGCCAGCCACATAGACGGCATAACGGTCTTTTATGTTTCCGCGCAGCAGGGCGTCGTGGCTGAACTCGGCGGTCATGCTGGAGCGCTGCTTGGCGGTGAGCACGCGTTTTCGAACGGCCTGGTCAATGCTGACCAGCAGCGCGCGCACCACGAGCTTGTGCCAGCCGTCGATGATCTGCTCGATGCCGCTGCCCCAGGCCGTGACGTTGGAGTGGTGCACGAGCACAGGGGGGGTGGCATACCAGCGGCACATCTCTTCGACACCATATTTCCGCGTCTCCAGAAGCTGCTGCTGCTCGGGCGTGAAGCTGAGCGGCTCGTACTTCATGTTGGCTTCAAGGATGTAGAGCCGATCGGTGGTTCCCTGGGTGAGCTCGCTCATGTTGGCGCGCAGCTTTGAGCGCTGCTCGGTCGTGAGCAGCTTGTCGATCATCAGGATGCCGGTGGGCTTACCGCCGCTGGAAAAGGTGTCGGTGGCTTCCTTCTGGGCGCTGGCAACCTCGCTCACGGTGGCGGCCATGTAGTCCAGCTTGGGCAGGCCGGTGGTTCCGTTGCCCAGGTTTTTGATGTGCAGGACGTTGGCCTCGGCCAGAATGGCGATGTCGTCACCAATGCGGTATTGGTAGACGCTGGTGCCGTCGTCCAGAATGGTGTGGCGCACCTGATCGGCGGGCATGGGCCACATGGCAATGGCTTCGCCGCTGGTCGGGTCACGGTCGATGCGGGCATAGGCGTTGCCGCGCAGGTCATGGTTCATCATCATCGCACGCCAGAACTCGAAGGTCGTCATGCGCGCGTTGGGGCTGTCGTGCAGCAGCTGGTAAAGCCGGGTTCCGCGGGCTAGGGTCTTCTGCCCATCCGCCTGCAGGGCGTAGACGAACTGAGGCAGGCTTGCCACCACGTTGGCGCGCAACTCGATGCAGGCCCAGACGGTGCTGATCTGCATGGCGCTGTCCACGCGGGGAACTCCCGCGCCAGGTACCAGCGCACCGGTGGGCGGCGCGGACTGTTCGCCCTTGCTTTCGGCAAGCGCATTGCCCCCGCCCCAGCGGAACCAGCTTCGCAGGGTGGTGAGGATTGCCATGTGTTCTGTGTTCAGCCCCACACGGGGGCGTTGATGAAGTCGTCGAGGTTGCCGGTGTCTTGCTGGGCCAGGGCCCGCCCCAGCGCCATCAGCATGGCCATGGGGCCGTCGATCTTGTTCTCGGCGCGCTCTTTGGTGGGGGACCGCAGTTCGTTGAACTTGCTGACCTTCACCACCAGGTTGCTCACCATCCAGTTCATGACAGGGTTTCCATCGTGACGCAATTTCTTTTCCAGCACCAGGTTCTCGACCTGGATCAGCGGGGGCGTGAAGAACATGGCCCGCTGCGTGATCTCCACCAGCGGCAGGCCTTCCTCGATCAGCTTGCCGGCGAAGTACATGGAGAGCGCGGGGTCGAAGGCGATCTCTTGCACGTCGAACAGCTTGCAGTAGGTCCGCATGTCTTCGGCCAGCACATCGAAGTCGGTGATGTCGCCGTCCGTCATCTGCACGTAGCCCTGCCGCGCCCAGCCGCTCAGGTGGGCGTTGCCGCTCTCGCTGATGGCCAGCTCGTTCAGGTACAGGCGTGTGCACACGTTCCAGACGCCATCGGTCTCCCACACGATGCACAGGGCCGCGAAGTCTTTTTTCTGCGCGAGATCCAGTCCCATCCAGACCTTGGCGCCGGCATGGGCGTGCAGGTCGCGCAGGGCGGTGTCGCCGCAGCGGTCCCAGGCCCGCATGTCCATCCAGGCCGACTCTCCGGACACCCAGACGTTCAGGCGCTTGGTCAGGAAGTTGTTCAGCGCCGAGGGCATGGCCTCGGCCTTGCGGGCGGCGGCGGCCATGTCGTCGGGCAGCACGCTCACCCCAAAGTTCGGGTTGGCCTTGGCCCAGCTGGCGGGGTCGAACGGGTCGTCGCCATCGTCGATGGTGAAGATGATACCGAACACCCGGTCGTCCCGGATCACCCGCTCCAGGATCTTGGTGATGTGGGTTCGGCGCTCGTAGCAGATGCCCGATCGGTCGGTACCGGCGGTGGTGATGGTCCACAGCAGCGACTGCTCGCGTGCGCCGCGGGCGGTGTCGATCACGTCGTACACCGCGCGGGTCTTGTGCGCGTGCAGCTCATCGAGCAGCGCGAAGTGGACGTTCAGGCCGTCCATGTTGCTGGCCTCGGCCGCCAGGGGTGCGGCCTTGCTCGCGGTGTGCGCCACGGTCAGGCTGTGCTGCATGATCGCCACGCCCAGGTAGGTACGCAGATCCGGCGTGCGCTCGGCCATGGCGCGGGCGTCGTCGAAAACGATGCGGGCCTGGTCTCGTGTGGTGGCCGCGGTGTAGCACTCGGCGCCGTGCTCCCCATCGGCCGCCAGCATGAACAGCAGCACCCCGGCCCCCTTTGTGCTCTTGGCGTTCTTGCGGGGTTCTTCCTCGTAGGCTTCAATGAAGCGACGCAGGCCGGTGTCTCGGTGCACCCAGCCGAACACGGTGGTGATCACGAAACACTGCCAGGGCTCCAGCGCGATCAGCCGGCGCTCGCGGGCCCACTTGCCCTTGATGTGCGGTAGCAGCTCGATGAAGGCGCAGGGCCGTTCGGCGGCCTCAGCATTGAACACCCAGGGCCAGTCGGGTCCTGGCTCGTGCGCCAGGTCGTCCAGCTGGCGCTGGCAGGCCAGGCGGGCCCACTTGCAAGCGGGGATCTGGCCCGCCACCACCGCCTGGGCATAGCCCGTGGCGGCTTCCACGTAGCGGTTCACGGACGGACAACAGCGAAGCGGGCAAAGCCGCTGGCCGGGTTCTCCGGTTTCGGGTCGATGCCCGGCAGCGACGGCTGCACATAGTTCGAGGCCTGCACCCGTCCACGGGCCGCAGGGCTCAGGCCGAAGTGCATCAGGTAGCGGTTCACCTGCTCGCGGTGCTTGCCGATCAGCTGCACGATCACGCTCTGCTGGGCGTAGCCGCTGGGCGTGACGGCGTAGCTGGCCTGGTACACCGCGTCGGCGTAGTTCATGCCGCCGTCCACGTGGCGCGAGACCATGCCGTTGAAGGCAGTCTCCAGCTCAGAAAGGCGGCCGGCGGCCTGGCAGTACAGAGCCAGGGCGGTGCGGTCCAGGCTGCTGACCAGGCCGAGCTCTTCCAGGAACGGTGTGATGCGCTTCCATTCCTTGCGCGCCTCGACACTCAGGTGCTTCGGTGCGCTCGGGATCTCGATGCGCGGATTGACCCCGGCCGTCAGGTCGAGCGTGCGCTTTCCAGCGTTGCCCTCCAACAGTCTGAGCGCGGCCGGTTTCGGCAGCGGCCCGCGGGATCCGCTCATCGTTCAGTTCCTCAGGTGGTCAGTTTGCGATATTTCGCAAGTTGGGGTTCGGCGCCGGTCCGGCAGGGGGAGTACCCCCCCTCCCAAAACCCGCGCACGTAAAAATTTGAC